GACTACGCTGAGTCTAGGATTACCGACGGTGGTAAGCCAGTAGATTACACAATTCTCGGCTCAGACATTCAGGTTGCGCCTATTCCAGACACGGCTTATACGCTACAGATGTTGTATTACGGCAAGCCTACGCTGTTGTCAGATAGCAATCCTAGTAACATTTTCCTAGCGAACTATCCTGATGCTTTGCTTTATGCGTCGTTAGCGGAAGCAGAGCCTTACCTAATGAATGATGCCCGTATTCAGACATGGGCAGCTTTGTATGATCGTGCGGTAACGGCGATTTCTAACTCTGACCAGTCGAGTGAATACAGCGGTCAGCCTATGTCTATGTCTTATAACGTGAGGTGAAATCATGGCAGAGATGTCGAATTATCTTGAGAACGCGCTGATTAACGCGACTCTGAGAAACACGAGTTACACAAGCCCTACAACGGTTTACGTAGCTTTATACACAGACGATCCGACAGATGCCGATACTGGTACTGAGGTATCTGGTGGTTCATACGCTAGGGTAGCGGTTACGTTTGGTGCGCCTAGTAACGGTGTATCTACGAATAGCGGTAACGTAGAATTTGCTGCTGCTACAGGCACATGGGGAACGATTACCCATATCGGTATCAGAGATGCACTAACGACTGGTAATTTGCTTTATCACACAGCGTTAGATGTTTCTAAGCCTATTTCGTCTGGCGATATTTTCCGTATTACGACTGGTAACCTATCTGTGACGCTCGCATGAAGATTGATTTCCAATTTGATACGCAATATGGTCGTTTCTGCGATGCTTTGCATTTGCCGGATGACCATACTTACACAGAGACAGAGATTGAGGCTATGAAGCAGCAACGGTTGACTAACTGGATTGCTGTTATTACTGCTCCACCTTCAGAAGAACCAGAGGAATGATAAATGGCAGATCGCTATTGGGTTGGTGGAACAGGTACTTGGAATAGTACCAGCACGACTAACTGGTCAGACTCATCTGGCGGCGCTACAGGGGCATCAGTTCCAACGGCTGCTGATAACGTATTCTTTGATGCCAACTCAAACACAGGTACGGGGGCTTTTACGGTCACGATGGCAAACTCTCCAAGGGTTTGCAACGACATCACAATCAGCGGTCTTGATGGAACAATGACCCTAGCAGGGTCAAACATTGGATTGACTGTTAGCGGTAACTTATCTTTCCCTGCGACAAACTTTACTCGTACATATACCGGCACAACTACGTTTAACGCTACGACTACTGGCAAGACAATAACGACTAACGGTGTGGCTTTTGGTGGGCCTGTTGCATTTGATGGTGTTGGAGGTGCTTGGGCATTACAAGATGCAATGTCAGTAGGCTCTAGCGCAACCACAACAACATTAACAAACGGTACGTTAGACCTAAATAATCAGACGCTGTCAACTGGACGATTTGCATCAAATAACTCAAACACAAGAACTATTGCGTTTGGTACTGGGAACATCACTTGTTTTGGTACAGGTGCAGTTTGGACTACGGCAACCGTAACCGGATTAACTACGACTGGAACACAAGTTGTAAACGTAACTTCTACTGGTTCCACGGCTATATCATTTACTCCGGGGCAATTATCTGAAGCTAACTCTATCAGTTTTAATTTTACTGGTGGAACGTATGCGCTTAGTTGGAGTGGATCTTCTAGCACCGTAAGAAGCGTAAATTTTACGGGGTATGCTGGAACTTTAGGTGAAGTTTTAATTACAACACTATACGGAAATTTAACATTTTCTACGGGGATGTCATTAACAGCAAGTACATTTACTTGGTCATTCCGCGCAACAAGTGGAACGCAGTTAATAACAACGAACGGAAAAACGTTAGATTTTCCTGTTACGTTCAACGGTGTAGGCGGCACGTTTAGGCTTGAAGACGCAATGACTCTTGGTTCTACGCGAGCCATGACATTGACAAATGGTACATTGAACCTAAATGGCAAAACTTGCACAGTGGGGACAAGATTTGTAACGGCTGCTGGTACTAAAAATCTTACCTTTAACGGTGGCACATTAGTTTGTCCTGATCCTAACGCAACATCATTTAATAACATTAGCCCAACTAACTTCACCACGACAGCAGGTACTGGCACAGGCACGATCTCAATGACGGCGGCAACTGCCAAAACGTTTGTTGGTAATGGGTCTACGTATAACTGCACACTAAACCAAGGTGGTGCGGGAACGCTGACGATTACTGGTGCAAATACGTTCAACAACATTACGAATACTAACGCTACAGCCAGCCAGATTACGTTTCCTGCTAGTACAACAACGACGGTTAATGCGTTTGCATTGTCTGGATCGTCAGGCAATTTGGTTTCAATCCGTAGCTCAACGCCGGGAACTCGATTTACGTTATCCGATGCGTCTGGTACGGTGTCTGTGTCGTTCCTAGACATCCAAGACAGTAACGCTACAGGTGGCGCTACTTGGGAAGCGTTTACAACTAATGGAAACGTAGATTCTGGGAATAACCTTGGTTGGGCATTTGCTGTTCCTTATGTTGATGCGATTGCTTATGTAAATGCTAATGCTGCTGTGACTTCAGCGGCTTCAGTATTAAAGTTTGGAAATGCAAGTATTGACGGTATTGCAACAGTTTCTTGCATTGGAAATGAAATATTATTAGGGCAAGCAAGTATTAACGGTGTTGCAACTGTTAATGCTAACGGAATTGCCATCATAAGCGGCATTGGCAGTATTACTGGAAATGCAACATTATCTGCTGATGCTTACAAAGTTATTAGCTTTTCTGGAAGTATTACTGGAGATGCGTCAGTAACGGCAGACGCAATTCGAGTTAGGACTGTTAGCGGTAGCGTTTTAGGTGAGGCTACTGTATCTGGACTAGGTAATATTACAGCTAGCGGCATTGGCCTAATCGAAGGGCTTGCGACTGTAAATGCTTACGGTAACGCAACTTTCTTTAATGCGCCTACAATTACAGGAAATGCAACTTTGTTAGCTGATGGTCAGATTATTGGCGAGGAATGGTCTGATGATGCCACAACAGCAACATCGTGGGGAACTGTAACAACGACATCAAGTGTGTGGACAGCGGGTACGCCTACAGATAGTGATTGGTTAAGACAATGACAACAATCAATTTTGGTGAGTGGTTGCCAGATCGTCCGGGGGTTAGTGGGGCGGTAACTGACGCTAAGAACTGTTATCCGGTTTTTAACGGTTATGCGTCATTCCCTAGCGAGGCTGATTACTCTGATGCAGCGGCTCAGAACCTGCTGATTACCTTTGCGGGTAAGTTTGGTGGTGCTACGAACCTATTTGCTGCTGGTGCGACTCAAATCTACAAGTTTGACTCTAACGATGCGAGTTTAGATGCCCTAACGACTTCAGGTTACACGGCTGTAGAAGGATGGGATGTCACTCAGTACGGTGGCAAGATGATTCTGGCTAACGGTCAGGATAAGCTACAGTCCTACGAAATCAATGTTTCCACTTATGTAACTGACCTAGCTGCTGCTGCACCTACGGCTAAATATGTGACTGTAGTTCGGGATTTCGTCGTTGCTGCTAACGATGGGAATGATGCGAACAAGGTCTACTGGTCGGACATTAACGATGAGACAGACTGGACTCCGGGTGCTGCTTCTCAGTCGGATACCCAGATCATCCCTGACGGCGGTGATATTACAGGTTTAGCGGGTGGCGAATATGGCCTGATCTTCCTAGAACGTGCCATATATCGGATGAGCTATACAGGCTCCCCGTTTTTCTTTCAATTTGATGCGATCTCAAGGTCTTTAGGATGTATCTCTAACGGCTCGATTGCTCAGTACGGTGGGCTAACGTATTTCCTAGCAGATGACGGTTTCTACGTCTGCGACGGTCAAAATGCTAAGGCTATTGGCGTAGAGAAAGTCAATAGATGGTTTTTTGATAACGCCATTCCGGGACAAATTCCTACAGCAATGAGTGCTACGGTTGATCCTATCCGTAAGCTAATTGTCTGGAAGTTTGAGAATACGTTTGGCGGTAAGAACCTGTTAATTTACTCGATAGACTTAGACAGGTGGTCTTACACGGATACCACAGCAACGGCTATTTCCTATGTATTAACGCCATCAGCGACGTTAGAACAGGTGGATAACTATAACGCTAGCATTGATGCGCTAGATATTCCGCTAGATTCACGGGTATTCGCTGGTGGACAGCTACTTTTTGCGGGTGTGGTGGGTGCTAAGATCGTATCTTTCTCTGGTCAGCCAAAGACTGCGAACATTACGACGGGTGATATAGCGGTAGGCAGGTCTACGGTGACGTTAGTTAAGCCGATTGTGGATAAGGGTAGTGCTTCTGTAGCGATTGCTAGCCGGGATTTGCTGTCGGATCAGGTGGAATTTGGCTCTGATGTACCTGCTGATGCTGAAAACCGTGTATCTATCCGTTCTAACGGTGAATATCACAGGCTAAGACTGACTCCGACAGGTGCAAACTGGGAAACAGCGGTAGGTTTAGAGGTAGAAGTCGTTAAGCAGGGTAATCGATGACTCAGTTTCGTACATTACCGCCATTTGGAGGGGATCAGAGGGCTGTTGCTGAGGTCGTTCGTGGTGTTATGGACGGAAAGACCAATAACACAGGCCGGATCACCCTAGCGACTAGCAATGCGGTTACAACTACCCTCTACGACGAGCGTATAGGCTACGACAGCCTGATTTTCTTCGTTCCTATATCTGCGGCTGCTGAGGCTGATTCGGCTCCCTATGGGGCGTTTCAGGACTCTACAGACCAGACTGCGGCTAACACCACAACGGCCTATGCAGTTACGTTTAACACGACAGATTATTCCAATGGAGTTTACATTTCCGATAGTTCTAAGCTAAACGTCAGGAATTATGGGATTTACAACATCCAGTTCTCGTTTCAATTTAAGAATACGTCAAACGATGGTCAGGACGTAGATATTTGGTTCCGTAAAAATGGGACTGACGTAGCTTCTTCTAATAGTAAGTTTTATTTGCCACCTAGAAAGAGTTCGGGCGATCCTAGTCACCTGATTGCTGCGATGAATTACGTTCTGGAAATGAACGCTAATGACTATGTTCAGGTAATGTGGCGGGTTAGTAATACTGGCGTTTCTTTGGAACAGTACCCGACTGATACGAGTCCGACTAGGCCAGCAACTCCATCGACTATCATTACGATGTCTTACCTTGCACCATCGGCTACAACGAACTTATACGTTTCTACACAACAACAAGGATCAGCAACGATTAGTCATTGGGCTAACGCTACTGCTGACAAAACTTACGGATACATTATTGTCGGATGACGGAATTCAAATATATCGAGCCTGACCAACTAAGGAAGTGGTGGCCTAGCGTCAAGGCTGGATTAGAGAAGATTAAAGCGGTGAGTTCTGAAAGTTGGATCGTGGAGGATGTGTACACGGACTGCTGGAATCAGAAATCAGGGTTATGGGTTGGACTAGAGGATAACCATTTCAAATCGTTCTTTGTATTGCAGCCATTGGGGGAAGAACTCCATGTTTGGTGTGCTTGGACGTTAGAAAATGATTATCAGATGGTGCAAAAAGGTTTACAATTCATCAAAAATATGGCAAGGGAAAGTGGTAACAAATACCTAACTTTCACAAGTCATAGGCCGGGCTGGGAACGTAGAGCCAAAGCCTACGGATTCAAGCCTCGGAAATGGATAAGCGAGGTGTGATATGGGCGGTGGTGGCGGTACTCAAGAAACTAAGACGGAAATTAGCCCGGAGTTTAAGCCGTACATTACCTATTCGTTAGGTGAGGCTCAGAGGCTGTATCAGGGTATGCCAGCGGCTCCTGAGACCTTGGCAGTTGCTCCGTCAGCGGCTACATCTCAAGCCCTACAAATGGCTCAACAACGGGCTGTAGGCGGTTCTCCATTACTTCGTGCTGCTCAGGAAGAACAACTCGCTACGGTTCAAGGTAGAGGCGTTAATCCATTCCTAGGTGGTGCTTTAGAACAGGCTAACCGTCTAGCGGGTGAGCGTTATACCCAGAACATTCAAGACCTACAGTCTCAGGCTTCATCGGCTGGTCGTTATGGCTCGGCTGCAATGGGTCAACAAGCTGGTCGCGCACAAGACATCTTTGCTCGTGCATTAGCGGAACAGGGTGGTCAACTAGCGTACTCCTCGGCTGAGGCTGAAAGGG